AAAGGTGGCGTAACCCGTGCTGACGGATGCGTTATGAAAGGTCATACCAAAGGTACAATGATTAAAATGAAATCTGGCGGGATGTGCTAATCATGCCATACGAAGAAACTGGCAAGCAAAAAGAAAAGCGTGAGGCTTATTACAAAGCCAATAAAGAACGTGGTATTCGTGCTGAAAAACAGCAAGAGTATGAGCGTTTTGGTACAACCGAACAGAACATTCCCGCTGTTGACGCTATGGGCAATGTAACTGGTATGAAAAAAGGTGGAAAAGTCATGAAAAAAACGAAAAAATTTGCTGGTGGCGGTGAAATTACAGGCGCTGCAGAAATGGCTAGAATGATGGGATTAGGATTAGGTCGCACGAGAACTGCGGAAGATGATCTTCAAGATCTTTTGCCAAGCCGTGCATCAATTGGTTCTGCTCTTAGGGAAAAACTTGACCCAAGAACTTTGGCAGCCATAGCTAATCCTGGAGCCACTGTTGGTCGTGCCGTAGCAAAAGCTGCTGAAGGCAAAAAAGCGCCAAGATCATATGCGGATGAAATGTCTGGCATGAAAAAGGGTGGTTCTGTTAAAGCAAGTTCTGCTTCTAAACGTGCTGACGGTTGCGCTATCAAAGGTAAAACCAAAGGACGAATGGTATGAGACCAAGCCGTGGTATGGGTGATATCGCCCCTTCTAAAATGCCTAAAGGTACTAAGAAACCCCGTAGAGACAATACGGACTTTACCCAGTTTGCTGAAGGTGGGAAAGTTAAACCAGGACTGTATGCAAATATTCATGCGAAGCAAAAGCGTATTGCTGCTGGTTCTGGTGAAAAGATGCGTCCTGTTGGATCTAAGGGTGCGCCTACTAAAGCGGCATTTACTCAATCTGCTAAAACAGCGAAGAAAAAATAATGGCAACAACTGGATCAACCGCATTTAATCTAGATGTAAACGATCTAATCGAAGAAGCATTTGAGAGATGTGGCAAAGAGCTGCGTACTGGCTATGACTTTAAAACAGCCCGTCGCTCTTTAAACCTATTGACTATTGAATGGGCTAACCGTGGTATTAACCTGTGGACGGTTGAACAGGGTGTTATTCCAATGGTTACAGGACAGGCTATGTACCCATACCCAGCAGATACTATTGATCTTATGGATATGGTTATCCGTCAAAACAACGGTACTTCTAACCAAATAGACATCAATATCAGCCGTATTGCAGAGCCAACCTACATGAGCATACCAAACAAGCTCACACAGGGCCGTCCGATTCAGGTGTACATCAACCGTCAGTCAGGCCAAGAAAACCTCTCAGGCGCCCTTTTAAGCGCTAATATAAGCTCTACTGCCACAACGATTGATCTAACTTCCACAAGCGGTTTAACTTCTTCTGGATTTATTAAGATTGATAACGAGACAATTAGCTATCCAAACGTTAGTGGCAATCAGCTAATCAACTGCGCCCGTGGTCAAAACGGCACTACTGCAGCAGCTCATACGGCTAGCGCTACAGTTACCGTACAGAACCTGCCTTGCATTAACGTATGGCCTACGCCTAACTCGCCTGGAAGCCAATATACATTTGTGTACTACCGTTTACGCCGTATCCAAGATGCTGGATCTGGCATATATGTACAAGATATCCCATTTCGCTTTATTCCTTGCATGGTTGCTGGACTCGCTTATCAGTTATCCACCAAGCTTCCTGATGTAGATATGAACCGTATTCCAATGTTAAAGATGGATTATGAGGAGCAATTTAGGTTGGCGGCTGAGGAGGATAGAGAGAAAGCTCCGATCCGGTTTGTACCTCGGAATATGTTCTACGCAAGGTAAGATATGCCCAATCAATTTGCATCAGGTAAGTACGCAATTGCGGAATGTGACCGATGTGGTTTTAGGTACAAACTTTCGGAGCTTAGAACAGAGGTTGTAAAGACAAAGCCGTTCAAGATTAAAGTTTGTCAATCATGTTGGAACCCTGATCAACCTCAGTTACAATTGGGTATGTATCCGGTGAACGACCCTCAGGCGGTTCGGGATCCACGCCCTGATGTAAGTTATCGGCAGTCTGGTACCAATGGTTTACAGATTGATATTAATGGTGGAACTGGTCCAGACGGGCTAGGAAACCCAGATATGGGTAGTAGGATTTTCCAATGGGGCTGGGCGCCAGTTGGTGGTTCAAGGTTGTTTGACAATGCTTTAACGCCAAATGACTTGATAGGTAACACACAAATTGGTACAGTAACGGTTAGTACAACTTAGGAGTCATTATGACATTCAGAAAAGCAGCAGACGGCGTAACAAAAACTGGTAAAACCAAAGGTAAAAATCTTGGTGATTCAGGTCCAACCTTAGCCATTCAAACTGGTAAAGGCAAAAAAGGTGCATCTACCGTTACTGGCGCAGCAATGAAAGCTGTTGGCCGTAATATGGCTCGTGCCAACAATCAGGGGTAATCATGGCTAAATTTTCTAAAAAAGTAATGGGTAAAGAGGTTGGTAGCGCTGATGTTTATGCACAGCCACACACCATGAAAGGCACTGCAATGAGTGCAAAAGATGCGATGCTATCTGTTAGTCGTAAACCTGATCCAACTCGTCAAGTAGCGGGTGATTTTAAGCCAGGACAACCAGCAGCTCGTGTTAGCTTAGGTGATCCAGATCGTGATGATGTTAAAACGACTGGTATGAAGCAACGTGGATCTGGCGCAGCTACCAAGGGCTTTACTTCTAGAGGGCCGATGGGCTAATGAATTACGCAGAACTTTTTCAGCAAGTACAAGCGTATACAGAGAATATATTTCCTGATACGTATGTAGAGCTGTCTGGTGGTAATACAAGTACGGTTAACGTAACCACGCAAATTAATACTTTTATCCAGCAGGCGGAGGAGCGCATTTACAATACGGTGCAGCTTCCTTCTTTGCGTAAAAATGTTACAGGCAACTGTTCTAGCACTAGTAAATACTTAGCATGCCCTAACGACTATTTGTCTAGTTATTCATTAGCGGTTATTAAGGCAGATGGTACTTACGAGTATTTACTAAACAAAGACGTAAACTTTATCCGCCAAGCGTATCCAGATCCAACAGCTACGGGTTTACCCCGATATTATGCTTTATTTGGTTCTAGATTGAACGACCCTAACGAATTAACTTTTATTCTTGGTCCGACACCAGACGCAGCCTATGGCGCTGAACTACATTACAACTATTATCCAGCATCAATTGTTACTGCTGGTACATCTTGGCTTGGCGATAATTACGATCCTGTATTGCTATATGGATCTCTTGTAGAGGCTTACACCTATATGAAAGGTGAACAAGACATGTTAGCCACGTATAATAGCAAATACAACGAGGCGTTAGCCCAATTAAAACGTCTTGGAGATGGGCTTGAGCGCCAAGATGCTTATCGTAATGGTCAAGCTCGTGTTCAAGTTACTTAATTTTTAGGAGTTACAAATGGCAATTACCCAAGCAATGTGCGACTCGTTCAAGGTGCAAATCCTTGCCGGTCAGCAAAACTTAACATCAGGCGCAACACCAGTATACAAGCTGGCGTTATACACAAGTGCAGCAACATTAAGCAACGCAACAACCGCTTATACAACGTTAAATGAGCAGACTAGTTCTAGTTCAAACTATACCGCTGGTGGTAATACACTAACAATTAGCACAAGTCCAACTAGTACAGGCAACGTAGCGTTCATGTCTTTTTCAAATACGTCATGGACGAATGCAAACATTACTGCTAACGGCGCTTTGATTTATAACAGCACAGCAAATACCGCTGTTGCAGTGTTGGCTTTTGGTGCAGATAAAACTGCTACTAATGGTACTTTTACTGTTATTTTTCCAACAGCCGACTCTACAAACGCTATTATCCGTATTGCTTAACAGGAGCTTTAAATGGCTCTTGTATTATTTGATCGGGTAAAAGAAACCAGCAATACTGCTGGCACTGGTACTATTGTTCTCGCAAACGTTGCAGTTGCGGGCTATCAGCTTTTTTCTGCTGTCGTTGCTAATAATAGTACGACTTACTACACTATTGCCGATCAAACTGGAAGCAATTGGGAAGTAGGTATTGGAACTTATTTTTTAAATAACGTATCACTTGCCCGTACAACAGTCCTGTCTTCTAGTAATGCTGGCTCCTTAACAAACTTCACCAATGTTACGCATGATGTATTTATTACCTATCCGGCTGAAACCTCTGCGTTAGGCGGAAGCGGGCAAGCAATTATAGTAAATCAAGCTAATGCTACAGCAAACTACACAATTGCTGAGGGTACTAATGGATTCTCTGTAGGTCCTATTACTCAAGCTAATGGTGTGTCAATTACTGTAGCATCTGGATCTAGATGGGTGGTTATTTAATGAGTACTATAGCTTCAGGAAATACTATAACAACCGCTTTTACCGTTACCGGTGATACAACGGGGAATATAGTCTTTACAACTAGTGGCGCTAATTTAACCGCATTAACACTAGATCAAAATCAAGTTAGCGCTTTTAACGGTTCAATAGAAGAAAAAGTAACAGTATCCGCAACAGCGGCAGGAGCCAATGTTAACTTTGATGCCATTACTCAAAACATATTATTGTATACAAGCAATGCTACAGCCAATACCACAATCAATCTGCGTGGAAGTGCAACAATTCCGTTAAACAATGCTATGTCTAATGGTCAATCTATTAGCTTAGTATTTATGAACACCCAAGGAAATACGGCATATTATGTAAGCGGGTACCAAATTGATGGTGTTGCAGTAACTCCAAAATGGCAAGGTAACTCTGCGCCAACTTCTGGAAACGCTAGGGGTATTGATGTTTATTCTTTTACTGCAATCAAAACAGCTAATGCAACTTATACGGTATTAGCTTCTCAGACACAGTTCGCATAATATGCCATTACTTGGAGCCAGAGGACCTTCTGTTAAAGCCTTTGGGCTAACATCCGGCAAAGGTAAATATATAGTTACTTACCTAATGGTAGCTGGTGGCGGTGGTGGTGGAACTCCGCTTGGTGGATTTAATGCTGGTGGCGCTGGTGGCGGTGCGGGTGGTATGTTAACAGGAACAACAACACTTATTCCAAATACTGTTTACACAGCTACTGTTGGGGGTGGTGGAGCGGGTGGTACAGCAGGCAATAGCGGCACAAACGGAGTTGATTCTGCGTTTACTGGTTTAACTACCGCAGTAGGTGGTGGTGGTGGTGCTAACAACGGTGGTGGAAATTCTGGTGGTTCTGGTGGTGGTGCGGGTTCATTTTCTGCGTCTAATGCTGCTGGAACAGCAGGACAAGGAAACCAAGGCGGTGCTGGCGGTCTTGCTGGTTCTCCATATCCAAACGCTGGTGGTGGTGGTAGAGGTGCAGCGGGCGGCAATTACAGCGGAAGTACTGCTGGCGCCGGAGGTGCTGGATTAGCAAATTCAGTAACTGGAACATCAATTACTTATGCTGGCGGCGGCGGTGGTTCAGCTTATACTCCATTAGGAGGTGTTTCTGCTGGTGGCGGTTCAGGCGGTGGAGGTGCTGGCGGTGCTACAGGATCCGGTGGTGGTAATGGCGGAACAAATCTTGGTGGCGGTGGCGGCGGCGGTGCTTCCGGTGATGGAAACATATACTCTGGCGGTTCAGGCGGTAAAGGTGTAATCATCCTCTCAGTCCCAACATCAAGCTATTCAGGCAAAACTACTGGCAGCCCTACGATTACTACTAGTGGCGCCAATACTATATTAAAATACACAGCTAGTGGTACATATACAGCTTAAAAGGAGCAATAAAACATGCCATATTTTGCAAAATGCGAACAAACCGCAGAAGCGTCTAAGTTCTTAGTGTCTGAAGTAATTTCAGCGGATCAATCTTTTGTTGATACCCAACCGGGATTCTGGGTTCAGACCTCATACAACACTCATGGAAACGTGCATTACGCACCAAGTCCTCCTGCAGCGCCAGATACTCCGGATGGTGGAACTCCGCTTCGTGCAAACTACGCTGGTATTGGATATACATATGATAATTCTTACATAATTGACGGCGTTGTAGGAGTATTTTATGCACCGCAACCTTATCCAAGCTGGATCCTTAATACATCTACTTACTTGTGGGAAGCTCCAGTACCGTATCCTGATGACGGTAAATCATATACGTGGGACGAAGCTACATTGTCTTGGGTTTTAATACCTACACCTTAAGGATTTGAAATGCCAATAACCTTAAACGGAACAACGGGAATTACATCTCCGGGTGGGGATACAAGCACGTCTTTAACTACATCTGGTCTTACTATTGGCACAACCCCAATTGGCGCTGGTAATGCTTCACGCTTTAAAAACCGTATTATTAACGGTGATATGCGTATTGACCAGCGTAATGCTGGGGCTAGTGTTACTCCAACAACAGACGGCTCATATACATTAGATAGATACCAAGTATCAATAAGTGCTGCCTCTAAATTTAGTGTACAGCAATCATCTACCGCACCAACTGGTTTTATTAACTCAGCATTAATAACTTCATTGTCTGCATATTCTGTCCCTGCTGGCGGTTATTTCATGTTTAATCAGTTAATAGAAGGTTTAAATGTTGCTGATTTAGGATGGGGAACAGCTAACGCCAAAACAGTTACCCTGTCTTTTCAAGTTTATTCTTCATTAACTGGAACTTTTGGTGGCGCATTTCAAAATTCGGCACAAAACAGGGCTTACCCGTTTAGCTACACAATTTCCACGGCAAATACTTGGACATCAATTAGCGTAACTGTTGCTGGCGATACATCTGGAACTTGGCTTACAACTAATGGCACTGGAATAACTGTTAGATTTGGACTTGGTGTTGGCACAACTTATAGCACTACTGCTGGCGCTTGGACTGCTGGTCAATATTTTTCATCAACAGGCGCAACATCCGTAGTAGGCACAAATGGCGCAACATTCTACATAACAGGCGTACAACTAGAAGTAGGTAGTTCTGCTACTGGATTTGAGTATGTTGATTATGGTACTCAGTTTGCTATGTGTCAACGATATTATGAATTTGAGTCTGGCGGTGCTTTTTCAACTGCCACAAACGGTGGTTTTGGAAATAGTTATACAGGTTCATGTTACTTTAAAGTATTAAAAAGAACTACTCCAACTGTAACAATATATTCAGGCAACGGATTAACAGGCACATCAGGCTCTGCCACTTGGTATCCAGGATCTACTGTAGCAACTGCAACCCTTACAACAACAAGTACTAGCTTATTTAGTATGCAGCAAAGCGGAACAAGCACTTACAATCTTGTTAGCTTTTCTTTTTCAGCTTCTGCGGAGTTATAAATGGAATATAACTACCAACAAATTATTAGCGGGTTTACTAGCGAAGTTTCAACGCAATATATTTTGCGGTTGCCAGACAACGCTTGTATACCTAACGACCTAGATAACACAGATTGGCAAGCCTACCTTGCATGGTTAGCCGAAGGCAATACGCCGCTTCCACCGGATGCTTAAATGTCGTCCATAAATGCACAAGCCGGAAACTCATCCGCCATCTCAGCAATTATTAAAGACTCTGATGGTACGGCTAACCTAACTCTACAAACAAATAGTATTAACGCTATTGTTATAGATGCAAATCAAAATGCAAACTGTACAACAACTGGCGCTTTATCTGTGCCATCAGGAACAACAGCACAAAGACCTAGCAGCCCTGTCAATGGAATGTTGCGTTACAACACCACTATTCCTCAATTAGAAATCTACATAAATGGATGGACTTCTGTGCCATGACTACAACAATTAACGCAAACTCTACTGGTCTTGTTGAATCTTCTGATGCTTCAGGAGTTTTGCAATTACAAACAGGCAACACAGCAGCTTTAACTGTTGGAACAGATCAAAATGTAACTTTTAATTCAACAGGGGCAATTACTGTTTCTGTAGGAACTACTGCTCAACGCCCATCTAGCCCTGTAAATGGCATGATTAGATATAACACGACTACAAGTGCTTTAGAAGCTTATATTAATAATGCTTGGGCTATTGTTAAATATGGAGCAACTTATTTAATCGTTGCTGGTGGTGGTGGTGGCAGCACAACAGATGATAGAACCGGCGGCGGTGGTGGAGCAGGTGGGTTGTTAAGCGGTTCTTTTGCTTTAACATCAGGAACAACTTATACATTTACTATTGGTGGAGGAGGAGCTGCAAGCACTAACGGTTCAAATTCAATAGCTTTTGGATTAACTGCTGTTGGTGGTGGACGGGGTGGAAGCAACCCTGCAAATGGATCATCTGGCGGATCTGGCGGAGGCGGCTCCCATGCTTCAAGTGGCGGTTCTGGTACTTCAGGACAAGGGAATGCTGGTGGTAATGGATATAACAGCGGAAATGTAACTTTACAATTTGGTGGTGGAGGTGGTGGAGGTGCAGGGGCAGGTGGTGGAAATGCTTCCTCATCTACTTCTGGTACGGCTGGTGCAGGTGGGGCTGGAAATGCATCTAGCATCACAGGTAGTTCAGTAACCTATGCTGGTGGTGGAGGTGGTGGAGCGCAATTTGGATCAAGCGCTACAGGATATACTGCTGGAGCTGGTGGAGCTGGAGGCGGCGGTGCTGGCGCAACTGGGAATGTCAATGGAGGTGATGGCACTGCAACTGCTGGTACTGCAAATACTGGAGGCGGAGGTGGTGGAGCAGGAGCAGGATCAGACAATGCAGCAAATGGAGCGTCTGGTGGTTCTGGTGTAGTTATTATTTCTTTGCCAACTGTTAATTACACAGCAACAACTACTGGCTCTCCAACAGTTACAACAAATGGAACCAATACTGTTCTTAAATACACATCTAGCGGAACCTACACGGCTTAATTATGTTCGGATTTAGCCCGTTCGCTTCGGCCCCCTTTGCAGATACTGGCGCAGGTTCTGTTTCAGTAAATGTTAACGTTACTGGGGTGCAAGCGGTTGGGTATTTAGGTACTGCAAATGTAACTGGCGATGCGGTAGTTAATGTAACGGGTGTTCAAGCTGTTGGACAATTAGGTACGGCAGATGTTGCTGCTGGCGCAAATGCTGTTGTAACGGGTGTTCAAGGTGTTGGTGAAGTAGGTAGCCTAACCGTAGCCGCAAGTGCAGTAGTAGACCTTACAGGTGTTCAAGGTATTGGTCAGGTCGGCACCGTAATTGCTCAAGCTGGTACTGGGGTAAATGTAACAGGCGTACAAGCCGTAGGTCAAACTGGAACTGCTAGCGTCACAGCCAATGCAGATGTACTAGTAACGGGTGTTGTAGGCGTAACCCAGCTTGGAACTGCTTCTGTAACCGCAGATGCAAACGTACCATTAACCGGCGTTCAAGGCGTTGGTCAAGTCGGTACCGCAACAGTAGCAGCCAATGCGGATGTCTTTATAACGGGCGTTCAAGGTAATACCCAGCTAGGCACGGTCACTGTAATAGGCGCAGCAAATATAGTTTTAGTAGGTGTTCAGGGCGTTGGGCAGCTAGGTAATGTAAGTATTGAATTAAGCCAAAGAGTATCTGTAACAGGTGTTCAAGCAGTCGGACAAGTTGGTACAGTAGACCCTAAAGCCAATGCAAATATCTACTTAACAGGCGTTCAAGCACAAGGTATAATCGGTCAAGTACTTGTTTGGGGACAGATTCCGGATGTGCCGGACCCCGGCTGGACAAATATAAACGACAATTCAACGTCTGGTTGGAGTCAAATACCAGATAACGCAGTAACAGACTGGGAACTTATAGCAGCATAAAGGAAAATACATGCCATCAACCTATTCAACATCGCTCGGATTAGAACTTATTGGTAACGGCGAACAAGCCGGAACTTGGGGTACAACGACCAATAATAACCTCGGAACCTTATTAGAGGCCGCTATTGCTGGCGTTGAGTCAATCACTTTAACTGGTGGTGATTATACTTTAACCGATTATAACGGACTTCCAGACCAAGCTCGTAACGCTGTACTGGTATTTGGTGGGTTACTAGCTGCTCCATGTAACGTTATCGCTCCAGCAGTAGAAAAGACCTATATTGTTCGTAACTTTTCAAACGCTACTGTAACCGTCAAAACCTCTGGTGGAAACGGTGTTGCCATAGCTAATGCTGCAAGTGAAATCATTTTTTGCGATGGAACAAACTTTTTCAGCGCTACTCAGTTTAACTATATTGATGGCGACTTAACCGTTACAGGCAATGCTTCTATTGGTAAAAACTTAGTAGTGTTACAAAATGCCTCTTTTAGTGCAAACATATACGCCAACTCAAGTACTGGCCAAATCTTTTTACCTACAGGGAATACAGCATCTAGAGCTGCTAATGGTAGCGCTGGCATATTCCGCTACAACAGCGAATTAGCAATTTATGAAGGCTATTCAAATGGCACTTGGGTTCGATTCCAAACCTACCCTCAAGGCGTATATACCATTAACTATTTAATTGTAGCTGGTGGCGGTGCTGGTGGTTATGTTAATGCTGCTGGCGGCGGTGGCGGTGGCGGTGGATTTAAAGCTAGCTCCCTTTCAGTAACACCCGGCGCTACTTACACTATGGTGATTGGCGGCGGTGGAACCGGTATTGGCGGCGCAGGTACTAATTCTTCTATTACAGGCGTTGATATAGCTACTGGAGGCGGCGCTGGTGGTCAAACTGGTAGTTCAGTCTATGGAGCAAACGGTTCTGCTGGTGGTTCTGGCGGTGGTGGCGGTTCTGGCGGTGGCGACCCTACATTAGGTGGCGGCGGCGGTGCTGGCATATCAGGACAAGGTTTTGCTGGTGGCGGTGGTCAAACATTTTGCAGTGGTGGCGGTGGCGGTGGCGCTGCAGTTGGAGCAACTTCAGTTAGCGATTCAGTAGCAGGTGCTGGCGGTGCTGGTTTTGCTAGCACATTAACTGGTACTACTGTTTATTACTCAGGCGGTGGTGGCGGTGGCGGTGGTAGTAGTGCGGCGGCTGGAGGTATTGGCGGTGGTGGTACTGCAGGTAATAATGGTAGTGTAAATACTGGTGGTGGTGCAGGTGGTGGTAACTTTTCTGGTGGTTCTGGAGTCATTATTGTTTCCGTACCTACCGCAAGCTATAGCAACGTTACTACAGGCGCTCCAACCGTAACAATATCTGGCGCAAATACTATCCTTAAATACACCGTTTCTGGAACTTATACAGCATGATTATTGAACAACAAGCTAAAGAACTCTCTTCGGACGTTACAGAAGTGGCAACCAAGGTTGAAATCTATTGCCCTAATTGCAGTCGTGATGTAGATGAAGCTGAACTTTTTAACAAGGTATGCAATGACTGCGGCGCAGACCTATCTAGCCCTGAACAACATGTAGCGGTTGCAGTAACTTCGGTGCCTGTTATTGGTATTACTTGGTAATATGCAGCGCAGTTTAAAAGGAGCAATGCACTCAAAGACCATGTGGTTTTCTTTGGCTATGGTTATTTTAGGGTCTGTCTACGATAACTTTTCATACCTGCGGGATGTAATTGACCCCAAGTATTATGGCTCAATCTTTATTGGAATTGGTGTTATATGTGCAGTTTTACGGTTTTATACAACTATGCCATTGGATAAAAAATAATGTTTCCATTACCTATTCTCATGTGGGTCAAGATAGGCGCTGTTATTGCGGCGCTTGGTTTTGCGTACTATAAAGGCTACAGCGGAGAGCATGACAAGTTCGTTGCCTTCCAAGCACAGGTAGAAGCTCAAGGAAAGATACAAGAAGCCAAGAATAACTCTATTGTTAAACAACAAGACTTAGTAAGTAAAGGAATTAAAAATGACTATGAAAGCAAGCTTGCTGCCGTTCGTAATTATTATGGCGGGTTGCAGCACTCCAGTACCAGTGGCAGTAAATTGTCCGGCATTTCCAACCCCGCCAGCGGAACTAATGAAACCCCCGCCTACTACCAGCTTGCTGAGTCCTGCGCTGAAACCACTCTCCAAACCCTAGCATTACAGGATTGGATCTTACAACAAGCAGGAATTAAATAATGGCGGTAGTAGAACAAGGCAATGCCAAAGAAACGCTATTAGGCGTTTTAAACTATATTGATAGCCCATTTAAGTTGGGCGTAGTTCTTTTGCTGGCGTTTTTAGGATTCTTTGGTTTCTTTATGTACCAACATCAGGATGTAATGATTGGCGCTTATGTAAAAAGCAAAGAAAGACCAACCATGAATGCTGATAGATTTGAACCAGCGGCAAGGTTGATATTGAAGTCTACTGGCGCAGAAGTGGTAGTTATATTTAATGTAGATACCATCCTTGGAAGGCGTGTAGTTGAGAGAGCTTTCCTTGCTGACGGCTCTAGATACAAAGACTTTGATGGTTACGATGTTGGTTTGTTTACTAAGAATGTTGCTAATAACAACGATGTTATTAAATTGATGGCAAATGAGATTCCGTGCGGAGAATACGCTAGGGCGCAGTCTGAAATTGGTCTTTGGTACAAGTCTTTAGGTGTTAACTACACTTGCCGTATATCAGTTCCGCCTGACCAAAATCAATTTATTGGGCAAATTACAGTAGGTTGGAAAGAAAAGCCAGTTGATCCAGAAGCTATCCTGCCAATAGCAGCAATAATGTTAAGTAGAAAATAATGACAAACGAACAGCTACAAGAACTTGGTATTGATGCTAAGTGGTTGCACCCGCTGGAGGATACCTTTGCCAAATATGACATCAACACACCAGAGCGTCAAGCAGCGTTTATTGGTCAGTGCGCTCATGAATCTAATAATTTTAAAACTCTTGAAGAGAACCTTAACTACAAGCCAGAAGCCCTAATGCGTGTTTGGCCTAGTCGATTCCCTGATTTAGCTATTGCTATGAAGTATGCGCATAACCCTGAAGCTATTGCTAATAAGGTCTATGGTGGTCGTATGGGTAATGGCGTAGAAGAATCTGGTGATGGCTGGAAGTATCATGGTCGTGGTCTTATCCAGCTTACTGGAAAGGAAAACTATGCAAACTGCGGATCTGGTATTGGTGTGGATTTTCTTAGTAATCCTGGTCTGCTTAATACTCCTGAATATGCGGCTCTAAGTGCAGGCTGGTTTTGGAATAAGAAAAGCTTAAATGCCTTGGCAGATGCTGGAGATTTTGAGACAATGACAAAACGCATTAACGGTGGCTTAATCGGGTTAGAAGACCGTAAAGCCAAGATTGCTAAAGCACTATCTGTACTAGGGTAAACCCTCATGCCATTACAAAAAATACAATTACGACCTGGACTAAACCGTGAAGGTACCGATTATTCTAACGAAGGCGGTTACTTTGATGGGGACAAGATTCGGTTTCGTTCTGGCTTTCCAGAAAAGCTAGGTGGTTGGATTCGGCTAAGTGCTAATAGATTCTTAGGTGTTGCTCGTTCTATTTGGAACTGGGCTACTTTGGCTGGATTTAACTACCTTGGTATTGGCACAAACCTTAAATTCTATGTTGAGTCTGGTGGTTTCTATTATGACATCACACCTATTATTGGTAGAACAACTTATAACAACGCTATCTCTACAGGATTTACAACTTTAGTAGCTAACGTTACGATTAACACAACTACAATCTCGTTAACAAACGCCGCTTATTTTGCACCTCAAGCTGGGGTAATGAAGATTGATAGCGAGCAGATTTACTATAATACTATTACGGCAAACGTAGCTGTTGATTGTGTTCGTGGGTTTAATAACACAACTGCCGCAACCCATACTGCGGGTGCTAACATAGCAAGCGGGTACTTTCAATTTTTTGATGCTAATAACGTTTCTAACACTAGAGACTTTTTAATCATGTCCAACTGTACAGCCGTTGGTGGGTTAACTGCAAACGTTCTTAATCAAGAACATCAAGTATTTGAATATGGTACAAGCTATTGGTATGCTCCAGCTTTAACTACAGCGGACACAAACCTTACTAACATTACCTTTACTACGTCGAAAGTAGATGCTGGTGGGGGCAATAACATTACGGTTGACTACCTAGTTCCTGTAGGTCTTGCTGTATTTACTTTTGGTAATGGTTGGGGCGCTGCTCCTTGGGGTTTTTACGGATGGGGTAATGCTGCACCGCAAACAGTAGGCTCACAACTTCGCTTATGGTCTGCAGATAACTTTGGTGAGGATTTAGTCTTTGCTCCTCGTGGTGGGCAGATATATTATTGGGATGCA